ACATTTACTAAATCACTTTTTACTAAAGAAGAGAATAATTTTGAATTGTCATTTTTTTGATATGATAGCTCCATAATAGTCAAACAAAATACTATTTATACAATTTTCAAACTAATAACTATTTATGATATGATGCGAATATGCGAAAAATTGATTACAATGTTCCAAATAATGATATTGGCAGTAAAAAGTTACAAAAATGGAACAACATATTCAACGTTATACAAGATACATTCAAGAAGATTTATACAATATAGATATTGATACTGCTACGTATAAAGAACACCTACATAAATCATTTGAATGGTTTGCTTGTATTCAACTAAGCAAACAATATAATTCTATATTTCTTCATTGGGGAGACGTACATCCAGAAATCAGAGAAGAAAAATGTATGGCACGTGATATGGGTATTGACGCATGGGATATGGAAGGTAATCGTGTTTCACAAATGAAATTGTATCAAGGAAAAATTGCGTGGTCTCACTTTTCCACATTTCTTGGGTGCTGTTACAAGTTCAAAGATGTTGAAAAAATACTGTATAGAACAAACGAATCTACATTATGCAAATTGATACGTTCGTATGTAAAAGATAAAACAATTATTGACAAGACGATTTCCGGTGCTGATTTTAGGTCAGAATGTAAGAAAATTCAAGCATTACCGTTGCCTACAACACGTGAAATACAAGAGCCTATCATTATCAGAGATTATCAAAAGATATCTATTTCATATTTGGAAAAAGGCAAAAATGAAAATAAAAATGTCTATTTGTCTATTCCTACTGGGTGTGGTAAAACTTTTATCGTATTACAATATCATATTCATCATCGCAACGAATTATTACTTGTTTTAGTTCCTCGTGTCGTATTGATGGAACAATGGGGAGAAGAATGTGAAAATCTTGGTATCAAACCATACCTTATTGGAACAGGACAACATCATAATCTGGCGCAATATAAAGACGAAACCATTGTGATTTGCGTTTATGATTCGTTTCCAAATATATACGAGCAAAAAGATAAGTTCAATAGATATTGTATTGACGAGGCACACCATAGCAAAATACCCGAACGGTATATGGATACTGAAGTAGAACATTATATAGAAAATAATGACGATGATGACGATGACGATGATGACACATGTGACAACGGAGACGAAGACGCAGATGATAACGGAGATAAACAGCAACCAATGTCCTATATGAAATGTATTCAATCATTATCCGAAACCAACAAAAATATTTATATTTCTGCAACACTTGATAAACCAGAAGATGATGACAACAGTATATTTTATGAGTATAAAGTCAGACAATCAATTGAAGAAGGATATTTATGCGACTATCAATTTGTATTTCCTATCTTTGAAGAAAGACATATTACAAATGAACACTTGGCACATTACTTGGTGCATAAACAACACGAATCACATTGTGTTATATACGCATCATCGTGTAAAGAAGGACAAGAATTCGCACAAATGTTAAATCGTTTACGCAAAGGATGTGCTGGGTATATTGATGCAGATACATCTTATAAAGAACGGCAACGATTGTTCGCAGAATTTGAAGCAGGACGAATTCAATTCTTGGTGAATATTCGCATATTGGTTGAAGGATTTAATGCACCTCATATTCGTTCTGTATTCTTTCTACAAGTATCAACAAGCGAAATATTTATTATTCAAGCGATTGGACGTGCGTTGCGAAAACACGTTGATAAAAAGATTGCTACCATTTATGTGCCTTTTACACACGAGAGTGATTTGGAACGCATTCAGACATTTATCGGACAATTATCAACATATGATTTGCGTCTCAAGAAATCTATTGATGAAAATAATGTTGGTGGGTATATCAATATAGAATGTGGGGAAGAAAAAGAACAAAAAGATGAATATGACAGTGAAGATGATGAAAATAATGATAATGATAATGATAATGATTGTGATATAAGTGATGATATATTTGAATGTAGATATAACTTGATTGTTGATAGTATGGGTAATAGCGGACAATATGAAAGAATTTGGATAAATACTTTAAAAAGAAGTAAAGAGTTTATTGATAAAAATAAAAGAAGACCAAAAGATGGATATAAAAGAATAAATGTTGACAATAAAAGAATAAAAACAAAAGACGATACAATTTCGGTTGAAGAATATACGTTAGCAAGATGGTTGTGCACTCAAAAACAAAGTTATAAAAAAAACGTATATACTATGAAAAATGAAAAAATAAAGAAATTATGGGAAGAATTTATTAATGATGATAATTACAAAAAATATATGATGTTGGATTTGAATGATTATTGGATTTATAAATTAGAACAAGTGAAAAAATACATAGATGAAAATAATAAAAGACCATATGAAAAAAGCGCAGACAATACTGAAAGCCAACTTGGTAAATGGATAACAGACCAAATATTAAATCATAAAAAGAATATTAAAAGAATGAAGCACGATAATGTACGCGTATTATTTGAAAAATTTGTCAACGATGACAAATATAAAATGTATTTTATTAAACCAGATGTATTGTGGATGTCAAATCTTGATAATGTAAAAAAATATATTGATGAAAATAATGATAAACCGACTTATTATAAATGTAAAAATAAAGAAGATAAAGAACTTGGCAAATGGCTAGACCGTCAAATAAATAATTATAATACAAAAAAAGAAATAGTATATAATAATGAAAGTGTTAAAAAAGAGTTGGAAGAGTTTATTAGTAACGATAAATACAAATTGTATTTTATGACACCAGAAGAAAAATGGCTTGAAAAACTAAATAAATGCGAGCAATTTATAAAAACACATAAAAAACAACCTGATTTAAAATCAAAAATAGAAGAAGAACAAACATTAGCACGATGGATAAAAACACAAGTAAGAACCTATAAAGATAAAACTCAAATTTTAGGGAAGAGTGAAACGTTGCAGAAAATGTGGGAAACATTCATTGCTGATAATTAGAACATATTTAATAATAATTATATAAATGTAAAAAATATAGTATAATTATTTTTATTGTTATTGTTATTGTTATAATGATATTTAAATGCGTAATCAGATACACATTAATTTCTAAAAAGGTATAAATACATAAATGACTTTAGAATTAAAAAAATTTGATATGAGGCATATCAGTTTCAAACCAGACGAGAACAAAGGACCAGTTGTTGTGCTCATCGGTAGGAGGGATACTGGTAAGAGCTATTTAGTTCGTGATTTATTATACAATCATCAAGACATTCCTATTGGAACGGTTATTTCCGGAACAGAAGCCGGAAACGGTTTTTATAGTTCGCATATTCCAAAATTATTTATTCACGACGAATACAATACAGCAATTATAGAAAATGTTCTTAAGCGACAAAGAACTGTATTGAAACAGGTGAAAAAAGAAATGGAACATTATAAACGTTCAACGATAGACCCAAGAGCATTTGTAATATTGGACGATTGTCTATATGATAATACTTGGTCTAAAGACAAGATGATGCGTTTATTGTTTATGAATGGTCGTCATTGGAAAGTTATGCTTATTATTACTATGCAATATCCACTTGGTATTCCTCCAAATTTGCGAACAAATATTGATTACGTATTTATTTTGAGAGAACCATATATAGCCAATCGCAAACGTATTTGGGAAAACTATGCTGGTATGTTTCCCACATTTGAGTCGTTCTCACAAGTGATGGACCAATGTACTGAAAATTTTGAATGTCTTGTGATAAATAACAATTCAAAATCAAATAAGCTTCAAGACCAGATATTTTGGTATAAAGCCGAACATTATGGTGATTTTAAGTTGGGGTCAAAGGAATTTTGGGAAATGTCAAAGGATATTGATTCGGATGATGATGAAAAAACATATAATCCAAATGATGGCAAGAAACGTAGTGGTCCGAAAATTAATGTTAAAAAGAATAAATGGTAATGGGGCACGTCCCTTAGGAACCCCGAATAAGGGTGCTGTGTAACACAATACGCATTATAATTCAATAAATAAATATCATTAAATAAATGAAATTTATTTTACATCATTCATACAATT